TGAACTTTACGACAGCCATGACATCCTTCCCAAAAAACATTTGGAGGTATAACATATCGACCCACGATGCGCTCGGTATTGAGTTCGATCGAACGGCGACGAGAAAGAAACGCGTTAAGAAAACGATAAATACGGATAAGTTCTCGATGGAATTGACGGCAAATAATGCGGCGTCGGGAACGATCGGGGACTTGGTAACGTTTGGAAACTTTACACTCGCAGCAAATACGACAACGTCGGGTGAACACACGATCGCCGCGAACTTCGATGGGACGACGAGTAACCTGTACGTGAATGGGGCCTTGATTACGTCGGCATCAACGTCCGTAACGTCGGGTGCGAAGTTGCTTACCCTTGGCGAATACTATTCGGGTCGGATTAAGGATTTTAAGTTCTGGAACCTTGCAAAAATATTTTTTGCACCCGGACTTTTAGATTCGTATTCGTTGTATAACGATACGGATAAGATTGCGTCTGCGTATGGGTTTAGAAGATTATTTAAAGAGTATGAAGGTGCACACGCTAAGATTAAACGGTCGAGCGATAACGCGGAAGTTGACGTGACGTTTAAAATGAATGGTGATATTAAAACACCAACAAACTTTACCACGTGGAAAGGAAGTGATACGTTATACATAACGAAATGGTACGACCAAAGTGGTCGAGGTTTAGACGTAACGCCTACAAATTCGTCAACACCTCCCGTTTTGTTAAACAATCTAAATAGTGGTCACTTTTCAGGTAAATGGCATGCTCAATTTGATGGCGCGGGTTCGGATCAGGAATTAAAAATTGATAATTATACCAATATTTTTGGTGTATCTTCCGCCGGACAACAAAAGTATACGATATTTTGTAGTACGCACTGGAGTGGTGGAACTGGTCCCGATACTTTGTTTGTGATAGGTAGACAGGATACTAATAGAAATGTTGCGTTTCACCCAAATTCTAATGGTTCCTTTAATCATTATCACTTTAGCGCAGATGTTACTGGTACGGGTATATCTGACGAAACATCGTTAACGTTGGGTCTAAGGTATGCGGGAGGTGGGTCTAATTCGACGAACATGAAACAATGGTTTGATACTACACTACAATCAGGTTCGGGATCTACGAGTGGTGGTTTAGAACTCGAAAATAATTATCCTTTACGGATCGGTGGGTATTCTCAACGTGGTTCTACTAACTATTACGAAGGTCGTATATGGAATTTTATCGCGTTAAGAACGGATCGTACCGATTCGGAAGTTACGGATATTATAGGTAAATTGAATACGTATTAATCCCACGTCCGTGCCATATCTGAATGTATGGACCACGGGTACGTAATATTACCACCGTACCCTACAATGTTATACGCATCTATACCGATACGGTTACATTTCGTACACACGTCAAAACTATCGTCTATGATCGAATCGAGCGCGAGACTACGACAGATTTCGTGTTTTTCGATTTCGTGATCCGTATAACTATTGGTCATGATAAGATCGTCGAACGTATTGGGGAACCAGTACCTTAACCACTTTTCAGTCTGATCGCGTGCGTAACTTTGGCGACCTGTGACGATATACATTTTATCGGCGTAGTCGCGTAAATGTCCCATTTGTTTACACGTTCCCTTTATCGGTTTAAGTTTTGCGAACTCTTCTGATTCGTAAAAGTCGTGGACCATGTTACGCGATTCAAGTTCTGTAATGTTGAACATATCTTTATACACGTACGCGTACTTTTTCATGGTCGGCATTTTATAGCCACGGAACTTAGCCATAGGTTTAACGAACGAGACGAGAACTTCGTCGATATCAATAGCAACTCTTTTCATTTAAATTATAATATATAAAAATCTCTAATTGTGTTTTTTGTGTCTAAAATTTTTACTCAGCTATAGTAGATTAAATATGACAGTACCACCTGTCGTCGACTATAGTAGAATGGAGCGTCTTAAACCTCCAGAAAACACAGTTATACCTTTGAATATGAATACGTTGTGTATATTTTTTATAATAGTAACAGGAATAGGACTGTATAAACGTTACGTCGATATTAGTCAATACCGCGAACGACGTCATATTTGATACACTCGTTAGGGTCTAAGTATACGTCGCGTTTCATGAGTTTCTTAAGTTGTTTATCAGGAATACTCGTTTTTTCCGTGTACGTTTTCTTAACCATATCCATGAGTTTATCACACATTTTCATTTCATCCTTAACTTCCTCGTATTTCCCCCAGAACCCGGTCGTAGATATTTGGTGTATGAGAACGTGTGCATTTTTACCAATACGCCTTTCGTGTCCGCCTAAAAGGAGGAACGTTGCTGCTGAACCACACTCACCTTGTGCGATCGTGATAACCTTAACGCGTGATTTTTCGAGTATGTTCATTGCACTTAGACCCGCGAACAAATCACCTCCTCCACTACACACGTGTACGCGTATAACAGGTTCATAGCCTATAAATTCCGCTTTTTGTTTAAGAAGTTTAATTTCGAGTTTCTTAAACTCTTCTATGAAGTCGAGTATATCGTCGTCTGTGATTTCTCCGTAATATAGAATTTCGTTACCAATAACGCGGGTGATTTTAAATTCCTCATCCTCCGTGTTAGTGGCAGACATGTTTTTATTTTATTTTGTAATTTCTTCTTTAATCAATTTTTTTATTTTGGTAACTTCACGTTGTTTAAGTTTGTTTTGTATGCCTAGGTGGTTCATTACATCAAAATCTTGGGGTGTTAAGTTATATTCTTTAAATTTGGAAACGTCACCTTTTTTTGCATATTCGCGTAAAACCATAAACGTTTGGTGATTCATATATGTTTTTGAACGACTCTGTATGCTATGAATTTTTTGGTATCGCATTTTTTGGTTACCGAATTTTGTCCAGAATTTACCGGGTCGAATTGTTTCCGTGTTAATTGATTTTGTAAAATACATACGCGGTATCTTTACGGCGTGTAATGTAAAATATGGCATAATGTCCCATTCACCTTTATATATTTCCTCGTCAAATAGATCTGCATTGGTAAGTGATGTTGCAACTTTATCGAAATTGTCTTCTATTACATCGGGGAAGTTTTCTTGTATGACTGCCCATATATGTCCATGTTCATGAAGTGAGTTTGATATATCTATATCATCTCCTTTACATAGAATATTATTTACAATTTCTTTAGGTGATTCGAATATATCCTTTTCATATGGAAAGTCTAGGTAATAGTAAAAATTATGAATATTTCCTTTACACATTTTCGAAGATATATTCGTGTTTGGGTGTGTAGGTTTTAGTTTTATTATAGAATCTGGTTCGAGTTTATTTAAAATAATGGTAACGAAATTATCCATGAAATAGACATTTTTTGATGTTACTATAAGTTGTTTTTTTGTAATTTTTTTTCCTTCGGAAACACTTTCTATTATATTTTTGTAAACGTGTGTATCTGATTCGTAATCTTCTATATAAACGTGTTTATTTGAATGACGTATCGTATCTAAAAATACATCCTTTTTACGAAGTGTTTCTTCCCATAATTCTATACTATTTGTTTCGTCGAATATTTGATTCAGGATAAATGTTTTCCCGTATCCAGAGGATCCGCATATAAAAACGTTTTGATTTTGATCCAAATATTGTTTTACTAGATTTATCTCTTTATCGCGAAGCGAAATTTCACATTTCTTTTTTTGTTTTTTTATAGTAACAAAGGAATCCATGTCCGAAGAAGAAGATATTACTAATCAGGCTTTGGATTATGTTTTAAACAATGATTCACTTCAAAAACGTGTATTAGATCCTTTAAAAAGAAAAATACTTCCTTATATATTGTGCGTTGGTTTCTTTAACTTAACACTTTTTATAATGGTGGCATATCTTGCGAACCGTTTATCGGTTATTCTGTAACAATTTCTTTTAATTGACTACTCCTTTTTGCCATTTCCTTTTCTATTTCTTTTAATTCAATGTTATCTTCGTCGTAACTTAACTTTTTTAGACCTTTATCCAAAACTATTTTATATGGGCTTATCCTATGAATTTCGAGGATTTCGGGTGTATTTATACCTGGCTCACCAGGTAAATCTTTTTCGAATTTTTTGAGTATATTACTCGGAACTGGAGGTACTTCCTTAACGAGGTTATCGTATTTTTTATGGTATGCTCGTACCATTGACTTACCGTGATCTAATCTTTCATCGGGTGGTAACGAAAGTTCGAGTCTAATTTCACGCGAAAATTTACCCCACTCTTGAGAACCAATGTTGTGTCTTTCCATGAGTTCGTTTATTTTTAAAAATTGCATGACGGTCGCTAAGAGGCCTGATATAATGTTAATACCACCAATCATTGCTGGAACACTATTCTGTATAGATGCTGGGAATTGGTGTTGAGCAAAGTTAGCCGTACCTGTTATTGTTGAAAAGAAAATGATAGGTAATTGGAATAACATACTTAGATTTTTATACAGGAGGTATGCTCTAAAATTCATGTACCTGTAACACGTAGCTGCTTCTCCCCAATCCTGTAAGATTTTTTCGTTTTCTCTGCTCCATATTTTTGGACCATCCACTATTAGTTGGTTTATTTCTTTCTTTTCTTTTTTATCGTCACCTGTATCAGAGTCGTTAGTATTATTATCTTCACTCATACTAATAGATATGAATATTATATTTTTTATTCACTTGATTTTTTTTATTACAATGTTGGTCGTTCCATTTATGAAAAACAAACAAAACCTCGAGTTTTATTCGATACTTGTACCCTTTATATTTTTTCACTGGTCTGTGAATGACGATACGTGTGCATTAACGCAGATGGAAATGGCAATAACTGGTAATGATAAGGATGAAACGTTTTTTGGTCGAGTTATGGGTCCTATTTATAAAATGGATGACACAGATGCGAATAATCTTTTGAAAACACTTTTATTTGCGTTATGGGCATTAGTTCAATTTAGGCTTGGGAGGGTAGATCTCAGTCCATTGTATTCTAAAAAATAACTTCTTAGTAATTATAAATGAAGGTTAAGACAAAGCAAAAATTGTTAATAGTTGCTTTAGCGATACTTATTGTACTCATAATTTATCAATTACAAAATCCTATAGTGGTTAAAAAAGAAGTTCCAGTTAGAGTCCCTGTTCGTGTTCCAGTACAGATACCTGTTGAAAAGGAATATAGAGCACCACCAATAAAGCACTATAAACCTGGTCATGTTCAACAAATGGGTGTTCTCGTTGGTCCAGATGATGAGACATTACCTTTGTATGGTAAAGAGGTTCGAGGTAGGCGTGATAGGTATAATTATTATACGACAACACCCGGTGATCAAATGTATTCGCTCCCAATAACACACGATTCCAGAGATTGTATGGACGATATTGGGTGTGGTGAATTTTACGGTAATGAAGCCGTTTCGGTTTTAGGACAAACAGGTTCATTCCAGGCTAAACTGTATAGAACGGATAACTTTTTTTAAATAAAAATATATATAAATAATAAATAATACAATGCTTCATCTTTTATTCAAATTGGATAAAATTGCTATGCTTGCTTCGCTCATAGTCATATGCGTTTCGCAATCTACCAGGTGGGGTATATGTGGTAAATTGACCCCTGATATTGATAAGATCAAAAATAATGAGAAGTGTAAAAAGGCGACTATATCTGATGCAATTATTACGACTACATGTTGTTTATGTTGTTGGTTTATTGCACCAAAACTTGCACCACCATCTCCTACTAATTTTCTTTAAATTTTCTTGGTTAATATAAATGAGAATCGATTCATTAAAATCTGAAGCTAAGAGACTTGGTCTTCGTGTAACTAAAAAGGTAAAAGGTAAGCGCGTACCCTTGACAGAAAAGGAATTGAGTTTGAAAATTCAAAGACGACAGGCGCCAGCTTTGGAAATTCAAGTTCGAGAAACGAAAAAGCTTTTACGAGCGTGTAGATCAATATTTAAAACGATGGATGCACCTGTTCGCGTTCCTAAACCTAAAACCCCTGTTAGAAAACCATCTACACCACTTCCTATTAGACGTGTACCAGCTCCACCCCCAATACCACCAGCACCACCAGTTCCACCACGTCCCATGAAACGAAACATTCGCGCGAATTTGATGACTGCTTTGAAAGCCAATCTTGAAAAACGCGGTCTTAGAAAAAAATTAAACCAAATTTCTTAGTCATTGTCTTTTTAGCACTTACCAAATCGGGTTGACTCCAAAGAAGCCATCTCGACCAAAACCCCGCGGTATAAAAACCTGTTTTACCCCAGTTTTCTTTATCGCTTCTTATAACATCGAGCATGTTTGTGTGAATGAGTTTAGGATCAGTTTGTTTTTGAACCATGTGTGGAACGAATCCACCGTGTCGTGTTACGTAAGAACGCATTCGCACAGGATTTTTGTGTATTGTATAGTCTGAGTATCCTCTCGCACCAAAATCAACTGTACGCCCGTTTTCGAAAGTAACACGAAACTTTTTATCAAATCTTGGACTTTTTTTTAAATGGACGCGCATCTTATAATTATTGGATATAATTTTCACCACGTTTTTTGCGTTTGTATAGAACAATTCCGAGTGTGAGTGATATTAACCACGCTTGAAATTGTGATATTCCATATGGTTCTTCAATCATAAACATGTTTTATATACTATATGATTTATTACTTTATATTCTTAATGTTTGTTTTGTAATCTAACGAGTGTGTAGTGATGATAAAAGTGGAGTGTTGCGAGAGTGAGTGATATGTATGCACCTGGACTGCGTCTAACATTTTTGTTTAAAAGTATCAATAAAGCGACCGTGATTAGTATGAGTGCTGGTAAGGCGAAGAGACTTATTTGTGTATCTGTCAATTTTGGATCGTCCTTGTGTATCATTTATTATAGTTTAAGAAAAAAAGAAAATTATAAATGTTTTCGACATACGGCCCTGTACATTTCTTTACCGCCTATAAGTTCAACTTCATTACTATTAACTATACGTTTCGTGAATGGACCGTGTGTACCATCCATGCACTCCATACACATTGCCGATAACTTGAATACTTTATCGGCAAGAGGTATGCACTCTAATATTTCTCCTATTTTTTCCTGTTTATAATTACCGTCTAAACCTGTTAATATAATGGTTTTACCATGCTTGAGTGCTTTTTCAACAAACGTTTTTAGACCTATAAAAAATTGAGCTTCGTCTATAGCTATTATATCTACTTTTTCGTAATTAAGTTCCTGTAGGTTATTTGTTTTTATACACTCAAATTTCATGTTATCGTGCGTGCGTAAAACATGTTCCATACACCGAGTATCTTTGCTTGAGTTTATGACGAGAATATTTTTTCCTATAACTTCGTACCTTTTTAAACGTCGAACAAGTTCTGATGTTTTACCCGAAAACATGTTTCCCATGATAATTTTTAAACTCATCTTTATTTATAACACGTTCTTTATTTTTAATATTGTTATTTAAAGATGTGAATATTATATTTAATAAATGTCCGAACCACTTATAATTAAAAGATTAACACTCGATGCGATAGTTCCTACGCGTGCATCACCTGGATCTGTAGGTTACGATTTATATAGTTTAAGTGATGTGGTTATTGAACCACATACACGAGAGATTATAAGTACGGGTATATGTGCGACGATTCCTTTGGGGTGTTATGGACGTATTGCACCTAGATCAGGTTTGTCTATAAAGTACGGAATACACGTCGGTGCGGGTGTTATTGATCCAGATTATACTGGTGAATTGAAAGTCTGCCTATTTAATCTCGGATCTGTTTCTTTCGAAATTAAAAAGGGGGATAGAATTGCGCAATTAATTTTAGAAAAATGTTTAACGCCATTAATTGATGAAGTGACTGAGTTGAAAAAGACTATGCGTGCGAATAGAGGTTTTGGATCTTCAGGTACGAATTAATTAGTTGCCAAATGCGACACCACCCATACCATTCTTAATCCTGAGAATGTTATAGTTGACCGCATAACAACGTGTAAAGTGTGTTTTACCTGTTCCAGAACCTGGTGTAGATGGGGAATTGATAGATATTTTCGCACTATCGATACGCGAAAAGTTCAAGGTACCTGTTGGTTGGGATTTATTCATAGTAAGACAGAATGGCCATGATGCAATTGGTAATTCATCAGCGCCTTCTGCAAGAACAGAGCAATGCCTGTCTGGAACAACGTAACGGTGGTAATCATGAGACATGTTTTCGAAGAGTGGCGTACCGTTTATATACAGAGACGCGTCTGTAAATGAATAAGTCGCACCTGTGCCAGTTTTGGCAATGTGAACGGACTTAACTGGGTGATTGAAGTACGTAAGATCGATGGATGTATCCGTTTCATTCATTGGTTGGTATTGTGTTTGTGTAATGAGGAGTTCGTGTTCTTTATTTGCGAAGAATTCGCGTTCGGCTGTATCGAGGAATATGTATGAACCGTATACTTTGAAAGTGCCGGGTCCTGGACTAAATGTACCATTTCTGCACTTAACTCTGACTTCAACTTCATGGTATTGAAGACCGACGAGTGGGAGAGATTTTGTCCAGTCTTCACTGAAGAAGAATGGAATGACGTAGGTATTTACCGAGTGGTTATTACCAGCATCATCGCAGCTCGACCACCCAGATGCTTTCGCTTGGGATTCGTTATACATATGGGTATGGACAGTGTTAATAAAACCCGTGTCCATTTTACAAACTTCCTGACCGCCTATCCAGAGTGAAAATTCCGTTGGCTGTGTGAATGCAGCTTCATCCTTATTAAATATACTGGTTGCTGAATCAGCATTGTTAACATTTGCACCTTCAATCCAAAGGTAGCTTAAAAGATCGCCCTTGGATTTTATTGGTATTTTTACTTCGGCACCGGTACCAAAATCGCCGATATAATCGAGGCGTTCTGGTTTAATTGCGAAGTTAGTGTGACGTTTATAGTTTTGTCTGAAGAACGAGACTTGTGGGTCGCCTGTGATGTACACATCTTGGGCACCGACCGATACGAGGTCAATCAAAGCAGCTGACATATTTTACTAATATAGTATA